GGTGTGATTACACCGTTAGCACCTGTTATGGCTTGACCTGTTAATGATACATTTGCATCTGCAGTTGTAGTTAAAGAATCTACAGTTGCATTAAAAGATACACTTCCAAGTTCTACAGTTTTTGGAATGACTGGAGAAATAGATCCAACTGATCCAGTAAAAGAAAGTCCAGTTGGAATAATAATATTTGTACTTACTATTGTAGTTGATCCTAAAGAGGCTGAAAAAGATACACCTGTTAATGAAACGGTTTCATCTGCAAGATTTCCCCACTCACCATCATTCCATGCTTTTGCACCCCATCCGGTTGCAAGTAAAGCATCACGGTTCCAATACGCTTGTCCCCAGGTGAATCGACCCCATCCTGATTGAACCGACATAGTGGTCCTCCTATGCTAATCTTATGATAGCGTTCGTAGCGTCTGCTGTAGGAAATTGAATTGTGAAAGTTCCGTTCGTTGCAGTTTTGTCTCCACCGAAAGCAATCGCACAAACTGCATCTGTTGTACCTGATCCACCATTTGTTGTTGTGTTGTAGATCAAAGCAGCGTTTGCTGTAAACGTTGCTGAACTGTAAGTGACATCAGAAAAATCTGTAAAGGCTGTCGTTGAAGATAAAGAAACGCCTGCGTTTGTTAAAGTAGCTCCGCCTGCTGTGTAAGCAGTTCCAGAAGTATTAGTGATTTCTTCAGACGTTGAGTAGTCTGTAGTTGAAGCCCCTAACGTAGCGTCGCTATCAAACAATGCAATTTTAAAAGTATGACCGCCTGATGATTCAAAGCTGTGCTTACCTTGTAAAAGTTCTTGTTTGAAACTTGAACATATTGCCGATGTGTTTGCCATTTTTTATCTCCTTATGGTGTTGGTGAATTAACGGGTATTCTTACAGTACCATCAGTATAATCGTCTCTTCGTCTTCTACCGATTTGTTCTCCACCGAACTTCTGTACTTCTTGTTTATACTTGTTTTCGTAAAGTGTCAACATATCTGCTGGGCCTTTTAAGAAGCCATAAGTCTCTGCTAGACAGCAGTATAATAAGCCATTTGGGAAGTTTAGACTGATATAGTTTGTTGTATTATCAGAGGCTAAAGTCGCTGGCATCTTATTGTAGTGAACCCTAAATTTATAATTCGTATTAGGTGTAGGGGCTAAAAAGATACGTCCAGAATTAGTGTCTGCATCTCCTGTAGCATTACCAAACATGGCATAATACTTTGGTCTACCCTGTGCTGCAGAGGTTCCTGTAACGGGTTGATATTCTTGAAGGTATGTTACATCCTTCTTTTCTAACCAAACGTTAGTTCCTGTGAGCACAGATGAGGAATCATAGACCTGGATGCCTCTTATAAACAAGGCACCTGCTGGACAGTTAATGGTTTCCTGACCGGGAACCAAGTTTCCAGACTGTTGTTTTCTATCTGCATCAATTGGAATATCACGCATAATTCTATATTGCGCATTTAAAATAATATTCTCTAATTGATCCGTAGATAAAACATTTGAATCTACTTCTGTGTAGTTTCTAATTTGTGTAACTAAAGTGTCGTAACTAATTCCTGCCATTATGCTCTTTGGTTAACTGGTCCTGCAAAAACCAATGTACCACCTCCTATATCGGTGCTAGACGCCGCTGACGCTAAACTAAATGAAAATTGAAAACTATAAGTTACAGTTCCACCAGCCGCATCCTGCGTCGTGCTATTTGTTCTAGTAATTATATATGATCCAAAAACTTTTGCACCTGAATTATGAGATCCTGCCGTAGTGTTTGATAAGGTTTTTCCATATAAAGGAGAGGCTGTCCCTCTTGTACAGCCTGTTAAATCATTACTTGATTTACCTGTATACTGAATTGTTTCATCAACAATTTTTCCATTAGTATCAACTTTTTCAATAACAATAAAACCACTACTTGGAAAATTACTTGCATCTGTCAAAGATATCGTTGTTGCAGAGCTAGATATATTTGCACTTAATGTTGTTTCTAATTTAAATCTATCTACTGATACACCACCTGTAGCCGATTTAACTCCAGTAAATCTAATGGCATCATCTGTCTGAAAAGGATTATTGTCTATTCCATCCGTATTGTTTGATATAAAAACAGTCACTGAAGTTCCACTAGATGTTGTTGAAAAAGGATTATCTCTTAAAACTAATGGTGTTCCAAATTCTGTTCTAGCAGGTCTGGCTCTTGTTAAACCTTGAGGGTCTGCTGATTTAGCTCGTGGCTGTAATTGTGGTTGTTTTTCTTCATACTCGGACATGTGCACAAAAGATCCATTCCATTCTCTAACCATTTCTGTGTAGGGGAACTCTAACCCAGATCTATCTGATATTGCTTTTGCGTATTTCCCTGATGCAAATCTACCCATTATCCTATCTCCGGAAAGTATGTTTTAGGTGTAATATGTGTGCTTGTAGATGAACCATCTTCAGTTAATGCTCTATTTAATTCATCTTCATAATACAATTTCATTTCTTGTGCTCTTTGTGGGGCGTATTTTTGTGCTAAATAAAAAGCTAAACCGGATACCATACATGGTGCAAAACGATAAGGAACGTCAGTTGCATTTGTGTAGTCACCAACATCTTGTATTCTTTTTACAAAATAAAAATTTAATTTATTGCCAGCCTCTGAACTACCTGGTGTTAAATACAAAGTAATTGTAATTTTATCTATAAATCTTTGTACAAAATATTGTGAAGGTGTACCCGTTGATGTTTTATTTGATAAAGCTTGATATGTAGATCTATTAATTTTTGTAAGGGGTGAATCAACATTTGAAGAGTTTCTGTAAACTGCTTCTAGAATATCATCAACTCCATAAATAGCTGTGGCATCAGAAGTGCCATCACCAGTTGATCTAAAGATTGTATAAACGGCTTGATTAGCAACAAGAGTAATATCATTATTACCCACTTCCCAATAGTGCAGACCTCTGTTAGCCCACTCTTGAAACATAATGTTTAAAGAACGTCTAGCAGTTTTTAATTGGTATCCAGATACTCCTTGAAGCCCAATTCTTTCGTATGCATCTTCTATGATTTCATCAATAGAAAAATTTTTGTCAAATACGACTGTACCAGAGGTAGTGTTAGCCATTTACCCTCCTTAACCAGTATAACCGATAGTAACTGATGTCGTGTTAGTTAAATCTAAATATATACCAGTTCTACATCTTATACCGCTTCCAGGAACGTAGATGTCTAATCCTTCAGTTCCGCAATTACCTTCGAATACTAAAGTTCCAGATGCACTTGTTCCATCGTAGATTTTTACATTACTGTTCGCAACGCCTTCAGCTTGAATATAAGTTATTCTAGCTGATGCTATAAACGCATCTGTTGCGTCTGTTGCTCTACCAAATCTACCGTCAGAAGTTCTACAAGAAAACTGTTGGTCTGATGTTGCCATTTTTTATCTCCTATTAAGTGTGGAGCCGAAGCTCCACACTAATTACCTATTAACTGTTAGCAAAAGGTGTTGCTTCAGTACCTGTACCGATCAACATAGCTTCTACTAAATAAACGTTATCTTCAAGTGCCGTGATAGTAATTGTACTACCTTTATCGCCACCTGTTGTTCCACCATTCATACTTATAACATCGTTAGCTGATGCTGGTACAAATGAACTGTTTGTTCCGTCTGCTACGTTAACAACAGTTGCGTGACCAACAAATTTGTCAGTTCCGTCTGTTTTAATATCGCAGTCCGTACAATCTGTGCCTACAAAAAATTTGTAAACAGCACCTAAATGGTTAAGTGCATTAGGGTCATTGTCTCCAGCAGAAGCACCTTTGCTATCTGCTTTGATTGTTGGAAGTGTGATTGCTCCATCTGCATCATTTACTTTGATAACTTTACCTGCGTGAGCAGCAAAAGTTAAAGTAGTTTCTGCTGTGATGTTAACAATCGAATCAGGTCCTGCAGTAACAAATCCTCTTAAAGATTTTACTGGTCCTGAAAACGTAGTTTGTGCCATAATTATATCCTCCTAGTTTACAGATTATAGTCTCTAGGCCGTCGACTATACGCGTCTATAATCCTTAAATAATTGTATAGTGAGTTTGTTATATAGTAGATTTTTATAGAGTGCAAGAGAGCCCGTGATGAAGTTGCGATTTTCGCGGTGTAGCTTTTTACTAAGTAGCTACTGAAACTTCGGGGGCAGCATCTTCTATCTTATTAGTTAGATTAGCTATTTTAGCTTCTTCTAACTTAATTTGATTAACAACTTCTCTTATCTTGTTGTCAATCCTGACCATATCAAGAGTGTATCTCTGATGGTCACGCTGATGCACCGCCCATTCTGTCTCGAGACTCCTCTTCTGCTTGTATAAGTCTCTGACTTGTAGTTGCATCTATAACCTCCTCATAGGTTATCCAAGTTTTAAACGGATTACTAAATCCATCTTTTTCCCATACAATATCATTTTGTCCTAGTTTGTCAACTAGTGCATTTTCAAAGGCTGTTTC